GATTAAGAATAAGATAACAAGTTGGGTAGGAGATGTTATGAAGTTTATTAAGAAATTATTCGGAATTGGTTCTCCTTCAAAATTGATGGAAACACAAGTAGGTTTTAATCTAGGAGCAGGAGTTGCAAATGGTATTACAAAAAGTATAGGTTTAGTAAAAGATGCAATGGGGACTATTGGAGATACAGTAGGGGCTTCTATAAACCCCATAATTGAGCCTACTGTGAATATGGGTGCAATTCCGTCAGTAATGCAAGGAGTTGGCTTAAATGACCTACAGAGGACTTCTGAGAGCGTGAAAACAATCAATCAAGACATCAATATTAACATAGATAAAATAAATGATAATCAAGACTTGAATGCTCTAGCGAATCAATTAGGATTCAGAGCAAGTCTGCTTCCAATATAAATATGAAAAAAATAAAAGTAATTGACCAATCAGATAATACAGAATACGAATTCTTTGATAATTCAAGTAATTGTGTTTTGAATGGATTTGATGGATTTGATTATCCTAGTGTTAAGAGTGTGGTTGCTGATATTCCAGGACGAGTTGGTTCTGCTTTGGTTGCTTCTAGTTATGGGAGAAGAATTATATCGTGGAATGGTGAATTGGTAGGTTCTGATGTTTTTGCAGAAAGGAGAGAGATGTTATCTGCTCTAAGACAAGTAGGAGTAATGAAGTTGATACAGTTTACTACCTATGATGATTTATTATTACAATGTGAAGCAGAAATAACAAAGGTAGATAGTCCATATAATCATATGATACAAGCATTTAGGATTGAGGCAGTAGCACCTGATTTTAGATTCTATTCTCAAACCTTACATTCTATTTCTATGGGAGAATCACAGATAGGAGGTGGAACTCCTATACCAACACCTGTTCCTATTGATTTTGATGGTTCAGGGAACGCAGGAGGAATAGAAATACAGAACTCTGGAGATGAAGATACTCCTATATCATTCATAATAAGTGGTCCAGGAACAGGGTTTACAGTAAGAAATGATACTACTCAAAAGCAATTCAGAATAAACTATACAATAAATGATGGAGATGAAATAGTAATTGATACAAAAAACAGAACTGTAATGCTTAATGGAACATATAATATCTATTCTGCTTTAGAAGGATACTTCTGGGAATTAGCAGTAGGAACAAACAGAATATTCTTTGTAGCAGATTCAGGAGCAGGTGCAAACACTCTTTTAGAGATGAAATGGAGAGATGCTTATAATGGAGTTTAATTTCACCTATAAACAAGATGATTGAATATACAATAAAAGTAAAAAATCAGAATGGAGATTTTGTAGGGGAGTTTGAAACATTCAGAGGCTTAAAATTCTCAAAGAATCTTAATAGTTTTGGGACTTGTAGTTTTGAAATTCCTCTAGAAGATGACAAGGCTGGGTTGTTAGTAGTTCCTAGAAGATATTGCATATATATCTATCGTAGAGAAAATAAAGCATACGAAGGGGATTTAGTATGGGCAGGAGAGCAATTTCTAAGGTATGCACATCTAAAGCCTGATAATGAAAATTGGTTAGAAGTATATAGTTATGATTGGTTTGAACAACTTTATCATAGATTTACAGCTCAAATGGTTCAATACGACCAGATTGACGCAGGACAAATTGCATGGGATTTAATAAATGATACACAAAATGACTCTAGTGGTCATGGAGATTTGGGCATTACAGCAGGGACTATTGCGACTACTATGAATAGAGATAGAACCTATTATAATCAAAATATAGGGGAGGCTATTGTTAATCTTGCTAATGTTATATCAGGGTTTGATTTTGAAATAAC